GGTCGAGGCGACCCCCACAGCCCACAGGCTCCAGCGCCCGGCGAAGGTCTGCCCCGGCCCAGGGTGCTCGGCGCGCATCCCGGCGAACATGCGGCGTTGCGGTCGGTGCGCTGGCATCCAAGCGGCACTCGACCGCGAGTACGACCGAGCCCGAGGTACGAGTGCGGCGCGCGGGTACGACGCGGAGTGGCGCGCCATCCGCGCCGAGCAGCTCGGACGGCAGCCGCAGTGCTCGTGTGGTGCCCGCGCCACGTGCGTCGACCACATCGTCGCACTGCGTCGCGGCGGGACGCACGGCCGAAGCAACCTGCGGTCCCTGTGCCACGGGTGCCACAACGCGAAGTCAAACCGATTCGACGGGGCTGGTGGGCACAAGCTGCGTGATGCCCGACGAGGAGGGGGGCACCCGCAATCTCTAGGGATTCACGCCTCGGAACCGGCGCGCCCCTTCATGGGCGATCAGTCGGGTCAAAACTCGGGAATTATCAGGGGGGGCGCGTGACCCGGATGCGCCTACCTGGTTCCGGGAAGCCCGGCCCGAAGCCGCTCCCGTCGAACGTTACGCGGTTTCGCGGCACGATCCGCCCGGACCGCGAGCGGGCGAAGCCTGTTTCGCCGAAGGGTAAGGCGACCCGTCCAGACAAGTTACCCGAGCGCGCTCGCCGGGAGTGGGACCGCCTCGCCCCGCAACTGCACCGCCTGCGCCTGTTGACGCCGGCGGATCGCGGAGCTTTCACGCTGCTGTGCCTATCCTACGGGATCGCGCTCGACGCCGCCGACGCTCTCCAGATCGAGGGGCGCGTGCTCGACGTGCCGCAGGGCAAGCGCCGGCACCCGGACGTCGCGGCGTTCATGCAGGCGGTGCAGACGTACACGCGTCTGGCCCAGCAGTTTGGCTTGACTCCGGCGTCGCGCCAGGCGCTCCAGGGTTTTCTCGCGCCGCCAGTCGATCCAGAGACGCCGGCGTCGCCGACAGGCACCGATGGCCAAAGTAAATCTCCCGTCGTCACGGACCGACGCGGGCGACCGATCTAAGCCGCCGCAAGGGTATCGGTTCGATGCGCAGCAAGCCGAGTCGGTCGTTCGGTTCATCGAGCACCGCTGCCACCACTGGCAGTCACCGTATGCCGGTCGGCCGTTCGTGCTTGAGCCGTGGCAACGGCAGATCGTCGAGGACATTTACGGCTGGAAGCGCGACGACGGGTCGCTGAGGTATCGCTGGGTGTACGTCGAGGTACCCAAGGGCAACGGCAAGACGGCATTCGCCGCGACGCTCGTGCTCGTGGCGCTGCACTGGTTCGGCGACGTTGGTGCGGAGGTGTACTCGGCGGCCGGCGATCGCGCGCAGGCGCGGCTGATCTACGCCGACGTTCGGGGTATGACGCTGGAGTCGCCGGAGCTGGCGTCGAAGTCGATGCTCTATACCAACTCGATCGTCGTGCCGGCGACGCAGTGCGCGTACAAAGTGCTTTCGGCCGACGCCTCGTCGAAGCACGGGTTTCGGCCGAACCTCGTGGCGTTTGACGAACTGCACGTGCAGCCCAACCGCAAGCTGTTCGACGCGCTGAAGTCCGGGATCATCAAGCGCCCTGACGGCATGCTCGTGATGCTCACGACGGCCGGTGAGTACGACGAGGAGTCGCTCTGCTGGACGGAGCACGAGTACGCGCTGGCGGCGATCGCGGACCCGACATTCGACCCGAGCTACTACGCCGTGGTCTACGCAGCCGACGCCAAGGACGACCCGGGAGACGAGCGGACGTGGGCCAAAGCGAACCCGAACCTCGGCGTGACGGTGTCGGTCGAGGGCCTGCGCGACGAGTACCGCCGTGCGCGGCGCAACCCGGGAGAGCTTGCGAGCTTCAGGCAGCTCCACCTGAACGTCTGGGCACAGTCTGCCGAGGGCGTTGTCGACATGGCGTGCTGGGTAAAGTGCGCCGGTGAGCCGGTTTGCCAGGGCCCGGCCTACGGCGGGATGGACCTATCGCTGCGACTCGATCTGACGGCGGCCGCGTTGTATTTCCCCGAGACGCGCTCGGTGATCGTGAAGTGTTGGCTACCCGAGGGCGACCCTGGCGACCTCGACGAGCGCAAGCGACGGGACGCCTTCGACTACGCGCGCGCCGTGCTGCGCGGCGAGCTGGTGCTCACGCCCGGACAGGTGGTGGACCTCCAGTTCGTGCGCCGGCAGTGGCAGGAGTGGGCTGGGTTGTACGACCTGGTGGAGATCGGGTTCGACCCGTACAACGCCGGTCAGCTCGCGAACCAGCTTCAGCACGAAGATGGGTTCGTGTTGACCCAGGTGCGCCAGGGGGCCCAGACGCTATCGGAGCCGTTCAAGGATCTCGTCGGCGAGGTGAAGAATCTCGAGCTGCGGCACGGCGGGAACGGCCTACTGACCTACGCGGCCGGCAACGTGAAGGCGCATAGCGACGCGAACGAGAACTGGCGGCCGGTGAAGCACAAGGGCGGCCGGAAGCGGATTGATCCGTGGACGGCGCTGCTCAACGCGAAGGCGCGGGCGAATGCTGCGACCGGGGACGGGTCCGACCAGTCCTGGGTCATGGGCGGAATCGAGGCGGCGTCGTGAACATCCACGACCACCTGTCGTCGATGCACACGTTGCGGCCCCCCGTCGGGTGGTCGTTGCGGACGTCGCCGGAAAATCCGCTGTCTTGGCTCTCGCAGTCGGCCGAGTGGTTCGACACTTGGGCGTCCGGGGGCGGCGTGGCGGACTCCGGGCAGACCGTCAGCGACCAGACCGCCGTGCGTGTCGCGGCCGTCTGGGCGTGCGAGCAGTGCCTGTCGAGTTCCATGGCATCGCTCCCGGTGGGGCCGCTCCGCCTGCTCGAGGGCGGCGGAAAAGAAAAGGCCAAGGACCATCCGCTCTGGCCGATCTTGCACGAGCAGCCGAATCCCAACATGTCGAGCTTCACGTGGGTCGAGGTGGAGCAGCTCCACGTCACGCGGCGCGGGAATGCCTACTCGTTGATCGAGCGGTCGGGGCGCGGGAGCGTGATCGCGCTGTGGCCGCTGTCCCCGAGCGACGTCGAGACCGTGCCCACGGATGACGGGACGTTCGACGGCGGCCTGTCGTACCGGGTGCGCGGCCTGGGCGCCCAGATTCCTGCGCGCGACATGCTCCATATCCCAGGTCTGGGTTGGGACGGGATCACCGGGTACTCGCCGCTGACGATTGCGCGCGAGGTGATCGGCCTGGGCCTTGCTGCGCAGGCCGAGAGCGCCAAGTCGTTTTCGATGGGCTCGCGCGTGCAAGGTGTGCTGTCCACCGACAAACCGATCAATGCCGAGCAGCGGAGTGGTGCGCTTGCCTCGTGGAACGCTGCGCAGCGGAGCAAGACGGCTGTCGCCGTGTTGGGATCTGGGCTGAAGTACGACCGCATGTCCATGACGTCTGAAGAGGCGCAGTTCGTCGAGCGGCAGAAGTTCACCGTCGAGGAGATCGCGCGCATCTACCGCATCCCACCGCACAAGATCGGGCACCTGGAGAAGGCGACGTTCTCCAACATCGAGGCGCAGCAGATTCAGTTCGTGACCGACACGCTCGTCCCGCTGATCGGGCGCTGGGAAGGGGAGCTGAACCGCAAGCTGCTGACGCCGGCCGAGCGCAAGCGCTACGTGATCAAGTTCAACGTCGCCGGGCTGCTGCGCGGCGAGCTGAAGGCGCGGTTCGAGGCGTACTCGCTTGCGATCAACGCCAACAAGCCGTGGATGAGCGTCAACCAGATCCGCGACTTGGAAGACTGGAACCCGGTCGAGGGCGGGGACGACATGAGCCCACCGATCAACGCCACGAAGCCGAAGGCAGACGCGGCGGCGGCGGCGTAGGAGCCCCGAGATGGACAAGCGCGAACGCCGGTTCCTGATCCGCCCCGTGGAGTTGCGCGAGGACGCGGCCGGGGCTCCGCACCTCGTCGGATACGCGGCCGTCTTCGGCGCCGTGGCCGACTTGGGCTGGTTCACCGAGACGATCGACCGCGGCGCGTTCACCAAGACCGTCGGCGAGGACGACATCCGGGGTCTGATCGATCACGACCCGTGTCGGATCATCGGGCGCAACACCGCGAAGACGATGACGCTCGAACTCGACGACATCGGCCTGAAGTTCGACATCGAACTGCCGGGAACCACGCCCGGGCGCGACATCGCCGAGAGCGTCAAGCGCGGCGACGTGTCGGGCTGCTCGTTCGCGTTCGAGACGCGCGCCGACTCGTGGGTCTACACGGCGGACAGCGCGGCGCGGACGCTGCTGGACGTCAAGCTGTACGACGTCGGCCCGGTGACGTTCCCGGCCTACGCGGATACCTCCGTCGCGGTCCGCTCGCTCGAGTCGTTCCGCAAGACCACAAGCGCACCGGAGCCGGATCGGGCCGCGATGGGGGTTCTCGTGCGTCGCCAGCGACAGGCGGAGGCGCTCGGCAGGTAGTGGGTTTCGACGCCGGGGCTAGGGTAGCTCCCGAAAAGGCCGCGCGCCCTCGCGGCCCTGCCCCGGCGAAGAACAACAACAGGGCAAACAGGAGAAGGGTGCTCCATGAGGTACAGGGGACATGCGCAGCATCGAACTCCGACGCGAGCGAGCCAAGCTCATCGAGGACGCGGGGAAGATCCTCACCGCGGCACACGAGGCCAAGCGGGCGATGACGGCCGAGGAGGAGCAGACCTTCGACCGCCTGCACGCCGAGGCTGACGTCAAGCAGAAGCAGCTCGAGCGCGAGGAGCGCCAGGAGCAGCACGAGGCCGAGCTGAACGAGTCGATGCTCGAGCGGCGCGACCGCACGAGCAACCCGGAGCGGGGGGCGACGGACCGCACGTTCACGCGGGCGGACGTGGCCGGCGCCTACTCCCGCTTGCAGTCGCGGGCCGCGCACTGCTCGTCGGTGCGCGAGCTGCGCGAGTGCGTCGCCGAGATGAGTGCCGAGGATCGCGGGGCGATGGCCGCCAACCGCGAGGCGTTTCGGTCGTGGCTCCGCGGCGGCCGCGCCTCCATGACGGAGGCCGAACTGGCCGTGGCGACCTTCTCGACGCGCGAGATCAACCGCGACCTGGAGCTGCGCGCGCAGACCGTCACGACCACGGGCGGCGGCTACCTGATCCCGCAGGACTTCCAGCTCGAACTCGACATGACGATCAAGGCCTACGGCGGCGTCCGCCTGGCCTGCCGCGAGGTGTCGACGTCCACCGGGGCGCCGATGCCGTGGCCGAACACGAACGACACGGCGAACACCGGCGAGCTGCTGGCGATCAACACGTCGATCGGTTCGGCGCTGGACATCGCCTACGGCCAGACGGTCTTCGGGGCGTACAAGTTCAGCTCCAAGCCGATCCTGGTGCCGTCCGAGCTGATGCAGGACTCGGCGTTCGACGTGGATTCCCACGTTCGCCAGGTCATGGCGACGCGGCTCGGCCGCGTGGAAAACGTCTACCTCACCACGGGCACCGGGTCGGCGCAGCCGAACGGGATCGTGACGGCGGCCGCGAATTCGTCCGTGGTGCTCGACCTGTCGGACATCGCCACCGCGGCGAACTTCGCGAACGTGGTGGCGAAGCTGATGGACCTGGAGCACTCGGTCGATCCGGGCTACCGCTCGCAGCCCGGTGCCGGGTTCATGTTCCACGACCAGATGCTCAAGCTGTTCAAGAAGACGATCGACGCCAACGGTCGACCGATCTTCCGCGGTGGCACCGAGGCGCCCGGCGGAGTGGACACGATCGACGGCTACCCGTTCACGATCAACCAGCAGATGGCGAACGGCGCGACGGCGGCGGACAAGGCCGTGCTGTTCGGGGCGCTCAAGGAGTACGTCGTGCGCCTCGTCCGCCCGGTCGTGATGTTCCGTCTCGAGGAGCTGTATCGCGGCTCCGATCAGACCGGGTTCGTCGCGTTCGAGCGGCTCGACGGGAACGTGGTCTACAGCACGGGGACCGCGGCCGACGCGGCGATCAAGTACGCCGCGATGCAGGCGTGATCCCGAACTGAGTGGCGGGGGCTGCCGGTAACGGTGGCCCCCGCTGGAGTTACCACTGATGAGCATCCTTGATTCCATCTCGTGCTCAGAGCACCACGGGGCGATTGCCGCCGGGTCGAGCGATGTAGAGCCGTCCGCCGGCGTGGACTGCGCGCAGTTCGACGGGGTGCTGTTCGTTGCGGCAATCGGCGCGATGAGTAGTGGCGCCGTCCTATCGCTGCGCGCAGAGGCATCATCGGACAACGGCGACCAGGACGCCTATTCCGCGATCAGCGGCGCCGAGTACACCGTGGAGGAGTCGTCGGCGAACACGGTCGTCTACCTCGACGTAGCCGCTCCGCCCGCGCGGTACGTGCGCTGCGTGGTGCGCCGCGCGACGGCCAACTCGGCCCTGCGCACAGTCGTGGCGCAGCGCTACGGCGCCCAGCACGCCCCGAGCACGCAAGAAGCAACCATCTCCGGGGGACTGCGGTCCCGCGCTGGCACGAGGTAAACCCCGATGGCATCGAATCTCGCGCACAACTGCAAGATCGTCCGGTGCTCCAACGCCGTGGCCGCCGGTACGACGGCGGTCAACGGCACGGGCGTGGACACGTCCGGGTACGAGGGCGTGCTGTTCATCGCCCAGCTCGGGGCCCTCACCGCCACCAACGTCACCACGCTCAAGGCTCAGAGTTCCACCGACGACGGATCTTCGGACGCCTACGCCGACATGAGCGGGGAGAGCAAGGCGGCCGCCGACACGGAGAGCAGCAAGATCCTCTACCTGGACGTGGCTGACCCGCTGGAGCGCTGGGTCCGCCCGGTGCTGACCCGCGCCACGGCCAACGCCGTAGTCGAGTCCGTCATCGCCGTCCTGTACGGACCGAAGAAGATGCCGACGGCGCAGGACGCCACCGGCACGAGCGGCGGGACCGTCGTCCGCAACGTGTGAGGGAGAGACCAATGCCGCAAGTCATCATCAAGAGGCCGTGTCACGTCGACGGAATCAAGCGGGCCGTGGGCGCTGCGGTCGACGTGACGGACAGGCAGGCCGCCGGCCTGGTCGAGAGCGGGTGGGCCGTGCTCCCCGGGGCGGAAGTCGAGACTGCCGCGTCCATCGGTGGCGCCGAGGTTGCCGCGGATGTCCGGCCGCGGTCGCGTCGGGGATAGATCGTGCCCGTCCCGACCGACTTCACTTCCGCCGCGGCCGTGAAGGTCGCGCTCAACCTGCCGTCCACGAGCGGCGACGATGCGAACATCGCCGCGCTCGTGCCGCAGGCGACGGCATGGCTGCTGCGTGAGATGGACCGCCCGAAGTTCTTCCAGAACCACACGGCCGGAACTGCGACCGACGAGACCGCGTTCCTGAGAGTTCACGAAGGCGGCTCCGACCGCCTGTTCCTGCCGCGCTATCCGGCCGTGACGATCACGAGCCTGTGGGTCAGCACGACCATCCCGCGCGTCTACGACGCGACCACGCTGCTCACGGACGGGACGCACTACCTGCTCGACGCCGACCTGGGCGTGGTCTACCGCGTCGGCTCTGACTGGCCGGACGTGCCGCTCGCCGTGAAGGCCGTCTACAACGGTGGGTACGCCGCGGTCCCTGCGGAGATGGAGCGGGCGGCGCAGGAGCTGATCGCCTTCTGGTTGCAGAAGGGGAAGAACCAGCTCTACCACCTGACCGGGACGCAACTGGGTGACGGCCAGGTGGAGGGCGTGCGCTACGACGCGCCCCAGACGGTGATCGACGCCTGCTGGCGCTACCGAGACTTGCGGACGGCGGCATGATCACCATCCGCGACGCCTCCGTCTCCGTCGTTGCCGCCGAGCTGCGGCGCGACGCGATCGCGTTCCGCAAGGCTCAGACGGCGAACATCCGCGCGGCCGGCAACATCGTGCGCCGAGAGCAGCGGGCGCTGCTGCAGTCCGGTTGGGGTCCTGAGATCCGCGGCCGCGACACTGGGCGCATCGGGAAGTCCGGCCGGGCGATCATGAAGCAGTCGCGCCTGCTCAGTGCCCACCGAGTCGTCATCCGGTCGAAGAACGCGCGCGGCGCCACGTTCTTCGGCAACTTCGTGGAGTGGACGGCGCTGGTCGGCCCGACGCCGAGGGGCCCGGCGTTCTACGGCAAGTTCGCCGAGCTGGGGACCAAGCACAGGTTCACGAAGCGCGGCTTCGATCGCGGTGTGCAAGAGGCCGACCCGTGGATGGGCCCGTCGATTGACCGGACGGAATCCAAGGTCGAGGCGAAGCTCGGCGAGTCGTTCAACGCATTCGGCATCGTGAGGTAGGGGTGCGTGAACGTACCGGACAGCGGATTCGAATCGTCGGCCTGGACGCTCGCGGGCCTGGCGGAGATCACGCCCGCCTACGGCGCGCACGGCGGGGTCAATGCGCTGGCGATGCGCCACCTGCGGAGCTTCATCGATGGCAGCAACTCGGAGGCCGTCTCGCAGTCGTTCGGCCTGGAGCCCGGGCAGATCTACGGCCCGTTGAAGCTATGGGCGAAGGTCGAGTCCGGGGCGTCGTTCTCGCTCGGCGTCTACTTCGACCGCGGCGACGGGTCGTGGACGGACGTCGGGACGATCGGCGCGGGCATCGGGTCCGCGTGGCAGGAGTTCGACTCCGGGACCTGGGAGGCGCTCGGCACCGTCGGCCGGGTGCGCTTCCTGACGGTCGGATCGATCAGCGGTGGTCTGGCCACGACGCGGTGGCTCGTGGACGACATCTCGCTGGGTGGGCCGATGCTTAAGCTGCGCGACATCGAGACGGCGATGGTCGCGGCTGTCGGGGCGATCACCTCGCCAGTGGCCGTGGGGTCTGCGTATCAGGGTTATCGGCTCGACGAGAACATCAGCACCTGGCCTGAAGTGCAGATCCTCGCAGTCAGCGAGCGGAACGTCGGCGGCGACGACGACCGAGGCGAGCACGAGCTGCACCGCAAGAAGCGCGTGGCCACGCTCCGGGCATGGATCTGGACCCGCGGATCGGCGTCGATGAGTGCGGCCGAGGAGGGCGCGGAGATCCGCGGCTCGCTGGAGCGCACCGTCGAGGCCATGAGCGGCGGGATGTTCCTGGGCAAGGGGTACATCGACGAAGTAATGGTCGGGCCGCTCCAGCAGATCCCGGCGGACCCGAGTGCGGGTCGCGGCGCCTATCTATGGCAAGTGGACACGCTGATCACCTACCGCTACGACCGACTCGACCCGTAAGGAGGACTGCATGCCGAAGCTGAAGAACGTCTCGGGGTACGACCAGGTGGTGCAAGAGGAGGGCGGCCCGCGCGTCACCGTCGCCGCCGGGTCCGAAGTGGCCGTGTCGGAGCGCACGGCCCGGGACATCGACGGCCGCCCGGGATGGGAAATCGTCCGGGAGGCTGCGCCGAAGAGCACACCGACTGTGGCGGCCGCGAAGTAGGGGATGGATCGACGATGGCGACGAACCTGAAGAACAGTTCCGGCTACGAGCAAGAGGTCGTGATCGAGGGCAACCGCGCGGCCGGCACCAGCCCTCGGAAGTACTCGTTCGCGGTGGATGAGACCAAGTCCATCGCCGACGCTTTGGCCACGCTGATCGACGCGCGGCCGGGCTGGGAAGTCGTCTGAGCTAGGGAACTTGCCGGACCTAGGCTGATCACCGAAGAGGCGGCGCACCCGAGCCGCCCTGGTCCGGCAATCCAAGTACCTCGGGTCTTCGGGAGCGGGTGCCCCATGCGAGGAAGGCCATGGGGTACGAGGTCTTTGTCGGCTGGGGAGAGGAAACGACCTGGGGTACGCCGGTAGCGCGCACGCTGTTCTCGCGCACCTACGGCGACATGAAGATCAAGCACTTGAACCCGTCGTCGCCGAACGCCTGGCTGGCGAGCCGCGATGCCGAGGTGCCGATCTACGTCTCGCCGCAGAAGGGCGAGATGACCATGCCGATCCCGCTGGTCTACGCGGGCGACGAGAAGCTGATCGAGCACATGATGGGCGCGCGGCGGACCACCACCGGAGCCGGCCCCTACGTCCACACGTACAACATCGACGACGCGCCCTACACCCGGTCGACGTCGCCGCTGATCGGCCTCACGATGGAGGCGCACCTCGCGCTTCCGGACGCCTCGCTCGGATCGATGCTGCTCTACGGCGGGCGCTGCAAGTCGTTTGGCGGGACGATCGCCGCCGGCGAGGAAGACAAGCTCCTGACCGAGTGGGTCGGTCAGCGTGTGGTGCAGGCCGCCAAGACGGCCTCCCCGACGTTCCCCGCCTACGGCTCCGTGGCCTCGTCCCCGCTGGTCCGCCCGGTGCAGACGGTGATCACCATGGGGCCGACGGGCTCCCCGACGACGCAGTCGATCTACGGCGTCGAGTGGAACGTCAACAACAACCTGCGCGACGACAAGCACGAACTGGGCTCGGCCTACATCTCGGCGCCGCGGGCGCAGGGCAAGCGAGAGATCACCGGGACGCTGCGGAAGGAGTGGCTGTCGAAGACGCTCTATGACGCATTCGTCGCGTCGCCGGGCACGGCCTACGCCATCGTGGCGACGTCCACGGGCCCCGGGAACTTCGTGCTCGTCCGGCGGTGGAACAACGTCCGATTCACGGGCGAGACGCCGGACCCGAGAGAGGGCGAAGAGACGGACCAGGTTCTCCCGTTCACGGCCTACGACGATTCGACCTACGGGGCGTTCCAGATCGTGATCACGAACGACACGGCCGCCCCGTGATGCCCGACTACTCCAAGGCCGGCCGGCTCGACTTCGACGTGCCAGTCGTCGGGGTCGGGCCGGTCGTCGTCACGTTCCGGGTTCCCGACTGGTCGGACATGGCCGCTTGCGACGAGACGTTCCCGCTGCTGCCGGCGCAGGAGGCCGAGGAGCAGTCGGCCGCGGAGTCGCCGACCGAGCTGCAGCGGATCATGGCCGACCCTGTGGCCCACCAGCGGTTCGAGCAGCGCAGCAACAAGATGCTTTCGCTGTGCGCCGTGTCGCCGGAGATCGCGCTGTCTGACGATCCGCCGGCCGGGCAGCTCCCCGTGCGCGCGATCAGGTCGCAGGATCGCCTGTTCGTTTTCCTCGCCCTGGTCGACCTCGCCGGGTTCACTCAGCAGGCTACCGCGGCCATTCGCCCTTTTGCCGCAACCGTCGGCTCCTCATCGCAGCAGACGCCCTCGCCAGACGGTACGGGCAACTCCCCGACGCCCTCCTCCTCCGAGGAGATCGCTGGTCCGACTTCCAGCGGATGACGGTGAACTTCCACGCGCACAACGCCGGCGTGGACGCGGAGAACAAGGCAACCGAGAAGGCCATGCGGGACGCGAAGAGGAAGAGCAGGTAGATGGGCACACGCAACGCCCGCGTGATTCTGACGGCCGAGGATCGCGCCTCGGCGCAGATCAAGGCCATTGAGAAGGCGCTCAGCGGTGGGCTGGGCGGGGCGATCAAGAACGTCGGGGCGTTCCTCGGCCCGACCGGCGTGGCGCTGTTCGGCTTCACCGCGGCCGCTGGTGTGGCCGCGGTTGCCGCCCGCAAGCTGTTCAACGAGATCCTGGTCAACGTCCAGGCCGCGGCCGAAGCGCAGACGGCCGAGGCGAGTCTGGCGCAGGCGATTCGCAACCGCGGCCTGGCCGTGTCCGAAGTGCTCCCGCGGCTCAAGGCTCAGGCGAAGGCGCTCCAGGACCTGACCGGGATCGACGATGACGCGATCTTGGGTAACCAGGCGCTGCTCGTGTCGCTCGGCAAGTTGTCGGGCGAGGGGCTCGAGCGCGCCACCACGGCCGCGATCGACTTGTCGAAGGGCATCAAGGGCATGGACCTCGATGCCGCGTTCACGCTGATTGCCAAGGCGGCCGCCGGGTCGACGGTGGCGCTCAGCAGGTACGGGATCAAGGTCGACGAGACGCTGTCGAAGCACGAGAAGTTCGAGGCGATCGTCCAGCAGATCAGCGTGATGTTCGGCGGCCAGGCGGCCGCGGCCCTCGACACCTACGCGGGCCGGCTCGAGGAGGCGAGGAACCGCGTCGGCAACCTGCGGGAGGAGCTGGGCGGCCCGTTCCTTGATGTGTTCGAGACGGTTCTGCGCGAAGGCGTGTCGCCGTTCATCAAGGACGTGACCGAGGGACTGTCGGCGACGGACGCTTATCGGGTCTCCGTGCTGAAGTTGTCTATCACCATCGGCGAGCTGGTCGCCGAGATGGCCCCGCTGCTGAACATCATGGAGACCACGCTGATCGTCGTGGTCGGCCGGGCCAACGAGGAAATCGGGAAGCTCACCAGGTCGTTGCAGTTCCTCGGGGCCCTGCCCGACTTCCTCGCCGGCAACGTCGATGCATTCAACGCGGCGATGCAGCGGACCCCAGCCGCGGCCGGCGCGGCGTCCAGGGCCGTGCAGGCGCTGCGCGCGCAGCTATCGGATGCGCTGGGCCTCGATGCGACCTTCGGCTCCGTGCGCGGTCCCAGGCAGGCACCGCGCGTCGTTGACGACGGGGACGAGGCCTCGGCCGCCCAGAAGGCCGCGGTGGCCAAGGCCCACGCCGACATGCTCCAGCAGCAGGCGCAGTTCGAGCAGGCCCGCGTGGCGGCGATGGCGGCGGCTGCCGCGGCGATCCAGGGCAACGACCAGGCGCAGTTCGATGCGCACTTCGCCGCGGTGCAGGCGGCCAACGCGCTGGAGATTCAGCAGCTCCGCGCCACGCTGGACGAGCAGACGCGCATCAAGCTCGAGCACGGGCGCCGGCTCTCGGCCGACGAGCAGGCGGCCGTGGACGCCAACAACGCGGCGATCTTGGCCAAGCAGCAGGAGCAACTGGCGAAGCTCGACAAGATGCAGGCTGAGCACGATGCGCAGGTCGTGGCCAGGTCGAACGCCCTGATGATGCAGAAGGCCGAGACGGCAATCGCCACGACGGAGCGCGAGCTGGCCTCCCGGCAGGCCGCTGAGGCTCGCGGGCTGTCGCTGGAGCTTGCCACGATGACGGCCGCAGGAGCCGTACAGTTCGCACTCGCCGAGTCGCAGGCGCTGGCCGTCGCCGAGATGGAGTTGCAGGCGGCGATCGAGGCGCAGGACACGATCGGGGCGGCGCGGCTGGAGGCGATGCAGACGCAGCACGCGCAGGAGTTGGCGCTATTCGTCGGCACCGCGGACGAACGCGCGGCACTCCTGGCCGAGCAGCGCGAGCAGGAGCTGGAGCTCCAGGCCGGGTACCACGAGGAGGTCCTTGATGCGGAGGCGCGGCTGTCAGAGGCTCAGATTGCCTGGGCGCAGATGACCGCCAGGGAGAAGCGCGAGGCCGCCCTGTCGGGGGTCTCCGCGATAACCGGGGCGATGCGCGCGCTGTTCCCGCGGATCCGTGCGTTCGCGCTGGCGGATGCGATCGCCACGACGGCGCAGAGCGTCTCCAGGGCGCTGTCGAACCCGCCGGGCATCCCGTGGACGATCCCGCAGGGGATTCTCGCCGGGGCGCTAGGGGCAGCACAGGTCCGCACGATCGCGCGGCAGAAGTTCGCCGCTGGCGGCGTGGTGCTCCCATCCGGCTGGTCCGGGCCCGTGCGTGGCCCCGCGGGGGTCGATCGCGTGCCTGCGCTGCTGACGGCCGGCGAGGTCGTGCTGCCCACGACGCCGGCGGAAGGTCGTGCGTTCTTCGAGGGGCGCATGGCCATGGTCCCGACGCGGGCGACGGGGGACCGAGGGGGGGCGGCACCGGGTCCGAGTGAGGTGCATGTCAACCTCCAGGTCCATGGGGACGTGCTCGATCCCGAGGAGTGGTTCCGGCGGAACCGCCAGGGGATCGGCAGGGCGATTCGCACGATGCTCGACGACGGAGGGGTGCGCTGATGGCAGCGGACTACGTGTTCCTCGCGCGCCACCCGATGGCCTTCGACGCCGACGAGCCGGCGGCGTTCGTGAACCAGCTGGAGGACGGCTCGGAGATTCGGCTGGAGACCGACCGCACGGTTGGCGGGGTGATCGTGCTGCAGTGCCAGCTGACTGCGGCGCAGCTCGTCGACCTACTGGGGCACTACGACACGGTGGGCACCGTGACGGCGTTCGAGGCGGCGACGTCGTGCCCGGACGAC